CCAATACTACGGGTTCCAACATACTCTTCCCCATCGTATTTTGCGTTTGATACTAACGTAACGAAGAGAATTGCAAGCCTCACCATCAGTCAAAATAACACAATGAACCTTTTCAGTCTTAGTGCGGGAAGAGAATTCTGGAATGATAGTATGAAGAGATGCAATAGCCTCATTCAAAGGAGTTCCAGAGAGAGTCATGCGATAAGGAACTGTAAAGGGAGTGGACTTGTAGGTATTATACACTTCCATTGCGGTGCCAATCCTGAACATATTTTTAATATGTTGATCAAAGTCCTTTGTCTTAGTAGAAGACGAAAGAATATTCAGCATCGAAAACTCTTGTGGCATTGCAAAGTAACCTTCAGTTTTAGGAGAATGCTGAATAATCAGATTTCCGTCTGCAGCACGGTCGGCTGCACGGGTATTCCAATCAGAGGTAAATGCATAAACCTCAAAAGGAATATTTGTCTTTTTACAAAACCAAACAAGGTTAAACAGTTGCTTTAGAGTTGGCATCATCTGACGATGCATAGAACCAGACCAGTCAAGAACAAAGATTAGACCATGATTCTTACCATCTTTAGTGATGGAGATTCTCTTGAAGAGGTCATCATTGTATTTGTAAGAGTGTAACTTGGAGGTATCAAGAACTCCACTTTTGGAAGTAGATGTTCTAGCATAAGCATCAGCCGATTTCTTACACTCAAACTCCTTCACCAAATAATTGACTTCTCTTTGAGCATCTTTCTTATAATCGGAAAACTGTTTATCAACATCAGAGAACATCGTCTCATAAGACAATCCAGTGCTCTCAATTTCCTTAGACCAGAACTGTTCAATGTAAGAGTGAATTGCAGATGCTTTCACAATCAAACTGTTCAAATCAACCTTAGGGATCTCCATATAGTAAGGATCTCCGTAGTAAGTAGAGTCATGAGACAGGTCTTGAACATTTTGCTTTAGAGAATCAGCAGTTTTAACTTCAGAACCATCTCTTCCACCAGTTTCTGCATTCTTCTCTTGTTCAGCAGTTCCACCATAAGACTCGCTAGTTTCTCCATTCTCCGACTCAGATTCTGAATCAGACTGACCTTCCTCAGAATCAAAACTCTCTGAAGACTGATTACTAGATTCAGACTGGCCTTCATTGGATGTTTCTTTCTCCTTAATAGGAACTTCTTCTTTCTCAGTTTTAGAAAACTTCCAGAGAGCAATGGCAGCTTCTAAAGCATCAGAAAACGTTTCAGCATTAGCAACCATATCAACAATGACTTGTTCTTTATCGGTGAAGTCAATATTGATAAAAGAACCAATCTTAAAGTGCAAGTTCACACGATCAGCAAGACCCATAAGATTGACATCTTCATCTTCAATAGAGAAGAAATCATCGTCATAAAGTTGGTTATATCCACGATAAAAAGTCTTAGGAAGACCAGCATAGCGACGCTTCATCAGTTTCTCAATGCGAGCATCTTCAGTTACATTGACATACTGGTGAGGAACTTTATACTGATTAGATACTTCTTCATCTGGAGTATAAAGAGCGTGGCCAACCTCATGTGCCACAAGCATATCATAAACTTCTTCCGATGCTTTCTGCCACATGGGCAGAGTCAGCACTCTGTTATGAACATCAAAGGAAGCAGTATCGCACTGTTTGTGCTCAACCACAAGATCCTCAGTAGCAAGCAGTTTAGCAAGTTGACCTTTTACTGAGTGATTGACCACAGTGCTTTCCCGAATATGACCGTATTATACGACGAAACCGCCTTGCTAGGGCGGTTCATGTGACACTTTTTAAAGTGGCTCAGTCGTGCTTTTGCTTGACGCAATGCCTGTGGTTTGAGTTTTCGTTTTTGCTCCTTCTTGGAGTGGTGTTGCCAGTTTGGAACTTTCATCGCCCTCTGTGAATCGATTATTATCACTATCACATTAGGAGATGGTGTCAATCCCGTTGTCTCCAGTCATCACTACGATCTTGCTTAAACCAATCTACAATCTCATCAGCAGATTGAAACCCCGTTCTGTGGTTGGATGGGTCGGGGTCACCTAGTCCCATCCTGTTCATAAAATCATCCAGACTACCATCTTGCATGTCTGGATTACTTGCTTGCCTTCTTGCTTTATTGAGAATATCTCTTGCTGAGGTGTTTGCCTTGGCCAACTTTTCAGCCCAGATCATATCAGTTAAATCTACACTTTCCCCAAGAACAATCTTATTGCAGATTTGTTCTAGGCGAAGACGATATTGTGTGGATAACATATTTTCCTTTCGCTGGAGTATTTAGTCTTTGACTAAGCGAGAAAAGGATCCAACCTTTTCAAATGTAATAGTTCCAGCAAACTTGTCGTGCAATTCACTATTATGAGAGATGACAAATACATTAGCTATCTTTTATCATGTATCTAACAATTTTTAAGAACTCTTGAGTTCCATTACTGTCAAGTGATGAATCAAAAACTTCATCCATGATAAGAAGATTTGTGTTTACACTGTTTCTAACTCTTGCAACTTCTCTCCAAGTGAATAGCAGAGCCAAGTCAATTCTCATCTTATTCTCCTTCCGAAAAAGAAGCATATGAGAATTTTTCATGAATTCGGTGATTGAACCGTTTCGTTGAATTCTTCATCAAGATTGAAATTGATGAAGAAGTCCATCATGCGAATGTACTTATTGACCTTTTGATTAATCAGAGGTAGATACTTCTTAACAATTTGGCGTTTTACACCACCGTCCTTAAGGAGCGAGAATGCAAAAATCATTATATTGTAGATTGTTCTTTTCCTCTGATAGGTTTTCGTAACTTAAACTCAGCTCTGCCTTGTACTTTTCTAGCTTGTCATACTCAGAATTTCTATTCTTGACCTGATCGGCAACTCTTTGAATTTCAAGTTCCAGAGTTTTTCTGGATTTATCAAGTTGAGTAACCAAATTTGTGGTGTTAGAAATTTCATACGTTAGAGAAGTAGCCTCCTTTGAGAGTTCGATAAAACGGTTCTCTCTGGATTCTTCTTCCTGTATTTTGTTCTCAAGATCACTGAGACCCTCAACCAGTTGATTTATAGAAGCGTCGAGCTCCGCAATTCTATTTAACCGGTTTTCTTCTTCAATTTCCTGAACACAGGTAGGGCATACCGTATTTTCGTTAAAAAAGATATGTTCCTATTACACAATTCTCCCGTTTGGTATCAATCTTTGCTTTTAAATTTTGCAGTTTCCTAACACTCTTGGGTGCATTAGAAACTTTTTCAATCTCTGTAGTTAAACTTTGGAGTTTATCTTTAAATGAGGATAGGTCTTGTTCAAACTTAGCACGCTCATTAAGATTGTCTTCAATCTTTTGCTTCTTCTCTTCAATAATCTTCTGACCATTCTTGGTGATCTCTTCTATCAACTTACTCTGAAGTTCTACCTTATCAATCAGATTATTTTTTTTGTTATCCAAACTGATAACTTTTTCTCTACCTTTGACGAATTCGATCTTTGATGATCATATTCATGGCAGAGAAAATTTTGATATCCAATAGATCTTCGATAACTTCTCTACGATGAGAAGTAGGAAGTTGCATGAAAGGAATAAATCCACTACTTCCTAAAATTACAATCTGAGTAAATGATTTGTAATTTAACTTAAGGATATTTTGTTCAAGCAGTTTCTGGTTTGTTCTATCGTCAGCTTCACGATGAAGTGGTTTCCCATTGACATGAACATCAAAAACGTTTGGTTTGATTCCACGTCTTACCAGATAGTTTTTCTTACCGATTTTGAAGTTAACCTCAACCAAACAATCTTTCTCATTTTGACTGTTTGCCAACTGAGGTTTATTGATGTTCCTGAAAGGCTTGTTGAACAGAACAAAGCACAGAGCATCGAGGAGAGTCGATTTGCCAGACCCATTTTTCCCCACAATAATAGTATGTGGATTTTCGTTTAGGGTTATCTCTGTCCAATAATTACCAGTGGAAAGAAAATTTTTCCAACGAATTTTTTCAAAGATGATCATTAATTTATTCTTCTGATCTAGGGGGAATGACAATATCACCAGGGGTTATAACACTATAAC